GGCGGGCGTGCGCGTGCGCGCGTCATCCCTGTCCGCTGTGGCGCACATCCAGGGCAGCGTTGCGCCTTCCGTGGAAGACTCAACGCTTCGTCGCCGCGCGCCGCCGCAAGGGCTTGAACCCACCTCCCCCTGCTCGCTGAACGCCTTGGGGGGCTGGCCGGATTCCAAGTCGCTTAGCCCCCATATCGCGGCATGAAATTTTTGGCATCGCGGGGCTTTCACTGGGAAGCTCATTTTTCACCAGTGGGTGAAAAAAAAAAACTGAACTTGACCGGCTGGTCAAGTTGCCCATATTCAACAAACTTGTTGCTTCGTGCAAAAATAGGTTGTGGTCCGGGGGAGAGGGTGATAAGCTGGGGCTCAATGAAAACCCTGAAGCTTTGGAATGGCCCCGGCGGTTTCCGAAAGGACCCCACTTCCGGATGTTGGATTGAGACCGGGCACTGCTACCTTGCTGCCTTCAGCAAAGTGGAAGCGGTGGCCCTCATGCACCTGGCCGGATTTGATACCTTCACTCGGTATGAGCTTGAGGAATACTACATCCCGGTCTGGGGAATACGGATGGCGGCGGTTAAGCCCGTGCGGGGGGTGTGGGCGGCGCGGCCCGGCCAGGACTATGGTTCGGAGAAACCAGTCAAACTGATTTGATTTTATGGCATACGAGAAAAAGGTGAGGATTGTGGCTCCGGTGTCGGCGCAGTGGGTGGTGAGTCTGGCCGCAGAGTGCCCGCAGTGTCGGGGGCAGATGAATCTTCTCGACGCCCCGGACTTCTGGGATGGGCGGAATCTTGTCATACCAGAACACGGAACCGAGAACAGCGACAACCTGGTTGTGGCCTGTCCCCGATGTGGTCACGAATTCCGGGTGTGCTGCGAGTGGTGATATATGCCCGGCTTTAAGAACATGACTCGGGAGGAGCGCCGGGATTACCTGCGCGCGTATCGGAAGCGGTGGAAGAAGTGCGCTTGTGGCCGGCTGGCGACGTTGCTGAAGTGGGGCGAGCGTGTGTGTGAACGCTGCAATGCCCTGGAGAACGAGCGGGACAAAAAAGAGAGCCATCGAAAGGTCGGCGGAGGATTATCAGAATATCGGTTGTGTCTTCCTCGGGGATGTGATATAAGGGAGCCATGACTAAAGATACTATCATTTATGACCCGCGATCCTGGGACGGAATTTTTTGCCGGGAGATTGCCCTCCGGGTGCTCGGGGGCACAGACAACTGCCAGGTAATCGACTGGGCACCTGGTGGCCCTGATGTGATCTTTCCCTCGGAGGGCTTTGTTTATGTCCTTGGACTCCCCCTCGATGCGCCCTTTGGCTCGACCGTGCCCTACGATTGTGAGACCACCTGGCCCCGGTTGACTTGGATTCACAATCATCCGGACGCTATCCGGAACACTGACGAGGGCACCCCCGGACTTCGGATCGCGGGGGTGGCCAACTGCCGGCTCGCCTATGCGCACTTTTTCTCGCAGCGGGATAGTCGGCCTACGAGGGAGGATTTTCTTTTTGCTCGTGTTCGAGAGCCCGAATGCCTTAAGCTGGTGCAGGCTAAGACGGGAGGCTTCGAGGGTTTCGTTTCGGCCTTTTTTCTTGGTCTGTCTCGGTTGTCGCAGCAGGTTTACTGGGGTCTGCTGCTGTCTGAAGATGCTGCTATTTCCCGGCCATATATACAGGAGCTAGCTCAGTTGGGGCGGACGGTCTTTGATACCCGCGTCCATCAAGGCGAGCCAGCCGTCCAGCCGACCCCGGGGTGTCCCGTTGTCATGGATACCTGGCCACTCAAAGACGGGCTGGCGAAGCTGCAAGGCTGCGGTCAGGGAGTCTGTTCCATTTGTGGATCGAGCACATCGCCTCTCACCCAGGTTGAGTATGCGGGGAAACCAACCTGGGTCTGCCTCGGGAGTTGCAAGCCGAAGGAGAACGCGGACGAGTTGGTATGCGAGCAAGGTCACAAGATCAAGTGCTCCCTCCTCTATGCCGAGTTGGTTCAGTGGCTCGACCAGCAGCACATCACGAGTGACAGCATTGGGTCCATCCGCCGCCGGGTCTTGTTGCCCTGGGCAACAGAGTGGAATGAGATTGTCCGCCAGGAGACAAAAGCCCGGGAGCAAAAGACATGAACACTCCCCTGGCATTGATCATCAAGGTGGTGGACCGGGTAACAATTGCCCTGGTTATCCTCAAGCTGTTGAAGGTTCTTCCAATTCACTGGGGACTCGTTTTCATGCCGGTATGGCTGTTCGCCGCATTGTCTCTGGCGATCCTGACGGTCCGTGCCTGCGAGGTAATTTATCCGAGCCAAAAGATAAGGTCCTCTTAAATCGTAAAAATCGGCATCCTGGGTGTTGACTCTCGCCCGGGATGCTGCATTTTGAAGGCATGAAACAAATACAGTGTCAGTCTGTGATGGCGCGCCGGGACCCGCAAGTTGAGAGACTACAGGCGGAGGCGAAGTTTTTGAGGGAACTGCCGAAAGGGCAGCGGAGCCACGCATTGGAGTTATTGCGAGCTTCGCCCAGGACGCGCAAGCGCAAGTAATCCACCCTCCCTCAGAGGGATCGCCCGGTTGACGTTTTTCGTTGGCCGGGCGACTCTTTTCCAGATGGCAGTTTCATTCACCCAGGCGCGGACAGACGACATGGCCCAGCGCCTGTTGTATAAGATCGCTGTCTCGCTAGGCGCTTCGGGTCCCCGATTGGACGACACTGCCCAGCGATTGACCTGGAAGATTGTCAGCGTGCTTTGGACTGCGGGGAGCAATTCACGGTTTGCGCCTCGTTTGGACGATACCTGGCAGCGGCTTTTGTGGAAATGGGCGTCCTTGCTTTTCGTGTCGCACGGGGGAAATGCTGGACAACAGCCGCGGCTGGACGATACTGCTCAGAGGCTGCTGGTGAAGATTGCCAGCTTAATGGGTCTTCCTTGCACGTGCGCGCCGAGTGAAGCGCAGCGGCTTCTGTATGATATTGCCACGGCACTTCAGCACGGAGTCTCACCCGCCCCCGCCCCCATCCCGTGCGCTCTTCCTGCCGCGCCGGGTGATCTTGGTGCCAGTGCCGGTAACGGACAGGTGACATTGACGTGGCCGGCTGGTGTTGGAGCGACCGGATATAAAGTCTATCGTTCCCCCTCTCCTGGCGCGGGGCCGTGGACTTTGGCGGGCACTTCTGTCGCGGCTTCCTTTGTGGACAATGCGGTGGTAAATGGCACGACTTATTACTACCAGGTTTCTTCAACGAATGCTTGTGGAGAGAGCGTGGTCGGCATAGTTGAATCGCACGCCACGCCCGTTGTTCCTCCTGCTTAATTTGTGGTCACGACAACTGGAGCTGACACCCTTACAATTGCTGAGCTGACCGTTTCCGCCGCGATGATCGTGGACTGGGGAGACGGGAACACGGATTCTTTTTTGGGTGCAGCCGCTCGGATCATTTGACGCCTATCCTCTGGGGTGGCAGGTGACTTATGGGGGATATACCTGGCAGAGCTTGGTCGCCGCAAACGTGTGGTTGCCAGCTTCTGGAACACTGTGGCTGAACCTGACGCCACCGGTTACACAAAATTGGGCTTATCCAGTGGCCTACAAGGTCGGCGACGTGGTGCTCTACGTGCCGAATGGACTGAAATACAAATGCCTTCAGGCGCATACGTCGCAGGCCGGCTGGAATCCGCCCGCAGTGCCCGCGCTGTGGCAGGTGACCGCATGACATTCGCCGCTAGTCGGGCGACTGTTGGTAGCACAGTATGATCATAGTTCTTGAAAAAATCTTCCACTTCCTGTTGGAGTGGAGAGAACAACACAACCACAACGAAAGGAAACTCATGGCAGCGATTGATACATTGATCAGTTCGGTTACAGCGAATACGGCAGCCGTCACGGCGCTCACGGCAGCGGTGGACACGGCGGTTACGGACCTGAATGCGCCTCCGGTGACGGATGCCGCCATCCTGGTTCAGGCAGCCGCAGTTGACTCTGCCACTGCCGCAGTGGTCGCCCAGACCGCCCGGCTGGTTGCCGCGACGGGTGCGGTAGTGGTTCCTCCGGCTCCCTAATACCTAAGGGGACTTTAATTAAGTCTCCTTAAATCGTAGAAATCCGCCGTTCCGGGGTTGCAATCCCGGGACGGCGGTTGTATTGTAGGGGCATGAAAACAATATTGATGCTCCTTGGGTTCGGGTGTTTCCTTTTCACCGGCAACTGGTGGGCCGCCGCCGGGGTGATCCTCCTCGGTTTGATCCAGGATGCGAAGCCTGCGTCAAAGATGGCTACCCCGGTTAAGGAAGGCTGGCTTAGCTGTTGGATGTCTGACCAGGTGAAACAGCGGAATGAAGCGAGCTACGAGAGAGACCTGCGGGCTATCCGGGGGACGGCCTCCACTCGGTATGTAGGGCCGCAGGAGCTTTCTGCATATCGTAATCGGAATTGGAGGTTCTGGTGAGAGCGTTCGGCTACGTGCGGGTGAGCGGGCGGGGGCAGATTGATGGGGATGGCCCGCAGCGGCAAAGGGACGCGATCCAGAAGTTCTGCTCTGAGCAGGGGCTCGATCCGCTCTTCTTTTTCACAGAGGAGGCGGTCAGTGGCACCATTGACGGACTCAGCCGGCCAGTGTTCTTGCAGATGATCCAGGAGATTGAGACAGCGCCGAAGGGCAGCCCTCTCCGGGAGGTGTGCATCGTTCTGGAGAGGATGGACCGGTTGGCCCGGGACCTGATTGTCTCAGAGGTGATCCTGAAGGAGTGCGCCGCCCGAGGTATCCCGGTCTATGCAGCGGACCAGGGCCAGAAGATTGACCAAGCCTCGACAGAGGCAGACCCTACGCGCAAGCTGATCCGGCAGATCATGGGTGCGTTGTCTGAATGGGAGAAATCGGTCATCGTCAAGAAACTCAGAGCAGCGCGGGACCGGAAGCGTCAGGAAACTGGACGGTGCGAGGGAGTGAAACCATATGGGGATTTGGAAGCGGAGATAGCGGTGTTGCGCTGGCTGGAAATCAGTCGGGTCAACCGAAACTCATATGAGACTATCGCCCGGGGGGCAAATGCGCTAGGATACGTGACACGCTCGGGCCGGCCCTGGACCAAAGCGGCGGTATATCAGGTGCTTAACCGTCGCTGAAATTCAACAAGCACAGGTCAACAGGCAACTGTTGACTTGTGACCTATTTTGTTTTCGCCGTCTTCTCGGAGCCGAAGGCGGCACTTGTCTCCCTATGGATTCGTTCCTGGGAGGCGCGCGGCTGGAAGGCCCGTATCCTATCTGCCCGGGAAATCCAGGAGGCGGGCAGCGCGCGCCAGGCGATCATCCGGCGGCGCTGCCGCTATGCGTCACTGCTTGTTGACCTTCAGACGATCAACTTTTCCCAACCCCCAAAGGCGGGTCTGAAGTTGCGGGCAACCCGGTTTGGCAAGCGGGGATGGAAGACAGCCGGCCTGGTTCGATTTTCCTCGGTGGGTGAAGTTTATGCCTGCGGGCGTCCCCTATGTCTCTGAGTCCGGAGGAGCAAAGCCTTGCGGGCGAAGTGTCCGCATTGATGCACGCCGACAAGACGGTCGCAGCGGCGGAGCTTGTTGCCGGCACGGCGGGACAGCGGTTGACGCAACAGGAGCGGGACGATCCGGCCAAGTGCCACCACTACCTTCACTTCTACCTCCACAATCTCCTGGAGACCGGGGGCACGGTAGAGGCGGCGCAGTTGCTTTGGAGCCCTACCCAGTTCAACCCAAATCCGGATAGCTCACGGTCGGTCTGGAAGCTGTTTGACGAGGCGGATACGGGCTTGATCATGGGCGCGGCCAAGATGTCGAAGAGCTTCTCAATGGGGGTGCGGCTGTTCCTGGAGTGGGTGCGGGACCCGGAATACACCACGATCCGGGTGGTCGGGCCATCTGAGAATCACTTGGAGGAGAACCTTTTTTCACATCTGGTTTCTTTGCATCAACATGCAACGCTGCCGATGCCTGGGGAGGTGGGCGATCTTTTCATCGGGCTCAATCGTCGGGATCAGATGTCTTCTATACGGGGAGTCATAATCCCCAAAGGCAACGTGAAGAAGGCGGGTCGGCTGCAAGGCGGTCACAGGCGGCCCAGGATCAAACCGCATCCGGTGTTCGGGCCGCTGTCTCGGATGTTCATTTTCTTGGACGAAATCGAGAACATCCCGATGGGCATCTGGCAGGACATTGACAACGTGCTGTCCGAGATTGAGAAGGGCGGCCAGGGGTTTAAGGTGTTCGGCGCATATAATCCCTCGAACATGTCAGACGAAGTCGCCAAGCGCGCGGAGCCGGAGTTTGGCTGGGGCGACTTTGATGAAGAGAAGCACTTTCGCTGGAAGTCGATCCGGCGCTGGGATGTTCTTCGTCTTGACGGGGAGCGCTGTGAGAATGTTCTCCAGGACAAAGTTATCTATCCAGGACTCCAGACGCGAGACGGTTTGGAGCGTATCGCATCAAATGCCGGCGGCAGGAACGCGCCGGGCTACTTGACGATGGGGCGCGGGTGCTACCCTACGACCGGAATTGAGGCTGCTATACTTCCGCCCGGGTTGCTGTCAAAGATGCGGGGCGAATATGTCTGGTTTGAGGAGCCAAAACCAATCAGTTCCACAGACCTCGCGCTTGAAGGCGGCGATAGTGCAATCCATACGGTTGGGAGTTGGGGACTCGCATCAGGCATAAAATTTCCTCCCTCGATTGAGTTTCCGAAAGGGAAGATTGCAATGTTCAAGGACCCGCATGGGCAGATTATGCCGCGTTGGGGACTACAGGCAAATTTACAATTCGCGCACCCCAAGGGAGATACGGTCGCGATGGAGCAAGCGGTCCTTGCCGCGAATCGGAAATCTGGAACCCGGCCTGAGTTGTATGCGTGTGACCGGACGGGTGTGGGCGCGGGGGTAGCCGACTTGATCAAGAATGATTGGTCTGCGAGCATCCATGATGTAAACTATTCCGAGGGAGCCAGTGACTCGAAGATCATGCAGGAGGACACCAAGACCTGCGCGCAGGAGTATGACCGTGTTTACACAGAGTTACTTTTTGCACTCCGAATCTGGGGTGAGTTTGGTTATTTTCTGATCCACCCCTCGGTGGATATGGGCAAGCTCACCCAGCAGCTTACCCAGCGTCGGTTCAAGACGCAGAACGGAAAGAAGAAAGCGGAATCAAAGAAAGATTACAAGTCGCGTGGGTTTAGTTCTCCGGATGAAGCGGACTCGCTCTCGCTGCTGGTCTATGCGGCGCGCAAGGGAAGCGGGGTGATCCCCTCGATGAGGGGGGCCTCGGTGGATCAGCCCGGTGACAGTGATGATGACTGGACTTTGCGTGAATACCCCGGCGGGGTGCGGATAGACCCCTCGAACCGGTCTGATTACTTGAACTCGTCGGATTCTCCAATCTTATGAAGCAGATAAACGGGAACATGTATCCCCACGATGGATTCTTTTTCAAGGACGGTGATGGCACTACGCACCGCGGCGATAGCTGGGCGGGAGTGATCGCGCGAGTGGTTGCCTACCGGAAGCGTCAGGGAAAGCCGTTTGAAACGGTGGTTTCAGAGGTGACTGAGCAGGCGTGCGCTCGAAACCCAGTGTTGTGCGTGGAAGACAATGGAGCTACCCGGACGGAGCAGAAGAAAGCCTCGCTGAAGACGCAGTTGCTTCAGTGGCTAATGGAGAAGCGGCGGCAGCGCGAAGCGTCAGACCTGCGGTTTGTCTCGCGGGAGCTTCACGAGGCGCGCACTGATGTCTGTATCCGGTGCCCGCGTGACAAGTCTATGCCCGGGGGTGGCTGCGGCTCCTGTAAGGCTGCCGTGAGGGAGTTGAAGGACGCTGTAGTTGGTAATCGAGAGACGGATGCCCGGATAAACGCCTGCCCGGTGCTGGCGGAATACCTGCCGGTCTCGACGTGGCTTGACGAGCCAGCGGTAAGTAATCCGGGATTTCCGGAGGAGTGCTGGAGAAAGAGAACAATATGATCAAAATGGCGTGGCATTTTCTGGTGTCGATGGTTCGGCACTGGTGGGCGAAGAAGCGAGGCTATGCGATTTTCACTCCCGCGGCAGCCCAGGCATACCGGGATCAACAGTGTGCAGGATGCTCTCGCAATGAGGAAGGCCAGTGTCTGGAGTGCAAGTGTCTGGTCCTCTCGAAGACCATGATGGCTTTAGAAGAGTGCCCTATCGGGAAGTGGCACCGGGTCTGGATCAGGCGGAAAATGTGACATTGGGTGCTTTTGAGGTAACTGTTTCACTGACGTATGCCAGCAATGATTTCTGAACTCCCGGCCTCGGGTGTATCTGGGACCGGGTATCCCCAGAACTATCTGGGCTCGCTTATCCGGAGCCCAATGATCGGTAAGTCGGGAAAGCCGACACAGTCCAGCATTCGGGATGTTCAGATGGCCAGCGACGTGGTCAAGACGGTAATCATGGCCGGGCGGAATAGGTCAATCGTCAACTCTCGCATCCTGGCCAAATATAACGCGGAACGGCCCTATGATGCCTACAAGCTGGAGGCAGAGGGGCTCGGGTGGCGGAGCAACTTCACCACGAAGCCGCTGCCCTCGATGATCGAGAAGGTTGCGCCGCGCTTTGTGTCGGTGGTGGATGGGTTGAAGTATTTCACGAATGCGTCCCTGTCAAATCGGTGGCAGGGGAGCCAGGTCAAGACACAAGCTTTTCGTGAGGAGATTACGAAGACCATCCGGGGACGAAAAGGGTGGAAGACCCTGATTGAGGACGTTGCCTTCGACAACGCGCTTTTTGGTCACACGGTTATTGCGTGGCTGGACGAATTCAACTGGTTTCCCAAGCACTTCAAGCAGGATGAAAGTTTTGCTGCGGACGGCACCAAATCGGATACTCGCTGGACGCAGATTATGGTCCTCAAGGAAGTCTATTTGCCGCATGAGTTGTTCGGGCAGATTAGCCCAGACTCGCAGGCGGCCAAGGACGCTGGATTCAATTTGACGAATACCCGCACGGCGATCAATCTGGCCTCGCCCGCGCAAATCAGAGACCGGCTCAATGTCGGGGGGACACTGGAGACCTGGTATCAGAATGCACTGCGGGAGTTGACTATCGGGGCGTCATATATGGCGGGCGCGTCAGTGGTGGTCGTTTACTCACTCCTTGCGCGCGAGGTGGATGGAACGGTTTCTCACTATCGAATGGCCGGCCCGGAGATGCTTCCCATTTTTGAACGGGAGAGCCGGTTTCCCTCGATGGAAGACTGCCTCGCCTTCTTCACCTTCCAGAAGGGCAATGGAACTTTGCATGGCTCGAAGGGCATCGGGCGTGACATCTACGAAATGGCTGGGATGATCGACCGCACGCGCAATGAGGTGGTGGATCGGCTGATCATGTCAGGGAAGACGCTCATTCAAGGAGACGTGCGAAGGATTCATACCTTCAAGATGCAGGTGATTGGGAGCACGGTAATCATCCCCACCGGATGGAATGTTCTGGAGCAAAAGATCGACGGCAATCCGGAAGGGTTTGTCAAGCTCGATATGTATTTCAAAGGGCTGATCAACGAGTTGATCGGCTCGACTTCCACTCCGCAGCCGGGCCTCGGGGGTGAGGATATGCGATCTCCAGCGGCCTGGAACCTCCTCGCCAGCCGGGAAGAAGAACAGCGGGATGTCCGCATATCCCGTTTTCTGGCGCAGTTTACGGAGTTGGTCCAGACAATGCAGCGCCGGATTTGTGATAAAGAGACCTCAGAGGATGATGCGAAGGCGGCCCAGGATCGGTTGATGAAAGTGATGACTCGGGAAGAGCTTAAGGAGCTTGCCTCGCAACCCGTTGCCGGGACCGTTCAAGACCTGACACCTTTGCAGCGGCAGTTAGTGGTTTCGATCTCGCAGGAAAAACGAGGCAATCCCCTTTACAATCAGCGGCAGCTTGAGCTTGAAGATTTGCAAGCCCGCATGGACTACGAATTTGCTGAGCGCGTCCTCTTGCCGGAGAATGATCCAACGGAGGAAGCGGAGCAGCAACGCCAACAGAAGGTTGAGTTGATGCTCCTCGGGCACGGCGAGGCAGTCCCGGTCAGCCCGCGCGACAACCACATGATCCATTTGCAGGTGCTCATGCCGGCGGCGGCGCAGATTGCTCAGGCTATCATGCAGGGTCAGTTTTCGACAGACGTGCTGGAAACGATGATTGCCCACATCAATGAGCATTATTCTCAGGCGCTTCAGCAGGGCGTCAAGAAAAAAGCCTTGACTGAAGTTTCGCAGTTTCTCGCCAAAGCGGGACCGGAGCTTGCCAAGCTCAAAGAGGTGGATGCTCAGGCGGCCCAGGTGTCAGCCATGCACGATCAGATGTCACAGCCGCAGCAACA